CGTACATAGATCACTGTTACTGTTAGCACCGAGTTGTGGTGAAATAGCACTAGGAGGAGGTGACTTAACAGTTGTCGTCATCTCCCCTTGTGTTGTAACAGTGCTGTTGGTAGTTGATTCGGTAACAATAGGTTCTGCGGATAATGCCGGAACCCCAAATAGAATGATAATGCTACATATTATAGCTTTTTTGATCGTAATCATAACACCCCTCTCCCTGCGTCGTGATTCTTATTTGTAATTATTTATAACAAATATGGTTTACAAATCATAAAAAATATTATATAATATAAATAATAATGATTCAGTGAAACTGGATGGACGTAGGCTGGACGTGGGGGCAGTACCCACCGCCTCCACCATAATGAGTGTTAAAAAATGGATGATTACGAAATACTAAGATTATTTAGACAAAGATGTGTAGAATATATTTGTATCAATAATTATTCAATACGTCATGCGAGACTCATTATGATGGGGGCGAAATAGGATCGACAGATACGAGAAGGCAGTGGAGAATCACAAAAGTAAATGCAAACGATAACTTTGCTCCTGAGATGCGCCTAGCGGCATAATCTCTGGGCTGGCCACTTGCCTCGAAACAGAAAAGTGGCAACTTTAAAAATTTTTTATTATAGACAGTTGAAATAATGTTTAAAACGATATCTATACAAACCACCTATAAATGCCAAATGAAATGTTCTAATTGCTATTTGGGTGATATGTTAAACAATGATAAATTTAAAGATGTAGATGTTGAAAAATATCGCGATGCTTTATTAAAACTTGATAGTAGATGCGACATCAGATTGATCGGCGCAGAACCAACAATGAATCCCCGACTATTTGATTTGATTCGAATCGCGAGAGAATGCGGGCATAGACCATCACTCCTCACCAATGGTCTTAAACTAAGAAATCCTAATTATGTATCCCAACTTAAAAAATCGGGAATCAATATGCTTGGATTAAGTATGAACGGTGGGTTAGATGATGATATGTATGAACTTATGGATAATGGAAAATATGCAAAACAGAAAATGATAGCATTAGAAAACTGTTTTAAATATAAAATCATTCCGCATGTAAATACAATATTAGTTCCTGAAAATATTCATACGATTAAACCTCTGGCAGAACACATATTAAAATTGGCCAATAAATACAATATGATTAAGTATCCTATCATGCTTAGAGTAAAATCTGTTGGCGAGGTTGGAAATTATTTAAAATCTAAAACATACACTATAGATGAAATGATAAATATAATGAAAGAAACGTTCGGTGATTTTGAAGTTGATTACAATGTAAATGGATATCAAGAAAAGAACACTTGCGTTTTTAAATTGCCTAATGGATTGCTCGGTAAAATTACTGATTGGACATTAGACGATGACGGGATTCCGGATTCAGGTAGTAAGCGTAGAGGTATTTTGACCCACGATTATAAAATAGAACCATTTTTTGAGTATTATTCGAACATTGAGGAAGCATTATGGAAATCGTAAAACACGATATTAAATTAAAAGAAATGTCTGATGAAGAGATTAGATTATGGGCTAAATGTTTATCTAAAGATAACGTGGTACTTCTTAAAGATCAAGATTGTAGCAAAGAAGATTTAGTCAGAATCTATGATTCTATCGGTAGAGTCGCCAAACCAGTAGACCGTAAAACTGGTAAGAAAGAATTTTTTGCGGATGATGATTATCCGCAATTAATGCGTGTTACAAACGAACGAAAAAACGGTGAAAAGATCGGTATCTTTGCGGATAAAGAACTTGGTTGGCATTCTAACGGTAATGCTAGAAACCAAGGTAAAGAGTGCAGCGTCGCTCTTTATTGTGTAAAAGAAGGAACTGACAGTATCACCAGTTTTGTCGACATGCGACAGTCTTATCGTGACTTGCCAGATGATATAAAAAATGAAGTAGATAATATTGAGTGCCTCTATAAATTTAAGAATGGTACATTTTATGATCTAGATGATAATGATAAAGAACTTGAAATGTTCGAAAATCGTTCATATTATATAAATGGTGTAAAAAGAAAACTGGTATATCAACATCCTTACGATAATGATTTCGGTCTTTATTACACGTATCATTACATTCAAGAAGTTTATAATAATACAATTGAATGGGATTGGTTGAATAAATACCTAATGGAACATTGTTTTCAAGATAAATATATCACACACCACTCGTGGGAGGCAGGTGATCTGATCTTTATGGATCAGTTTCATAGTCTTCATAAAAGAAACGAAGTAAAGGGGGAAAGGCTCCTTTACAGATCATCAATGGATTACAAATATGTCTATAAACGATAGATTAGATCACAATTTAAAAACTTATAAATCTCTGCAAATTGGTGATATTGATATATATCTTTGCCCTAAATGCGGAACTAATAGTGCTAGATATGCTTCGTATAAATTTATTGACGACAACATAGAAGTGCCGGATATTAGAGACCTAACAAAGTCAGATTACGACATTCTTAAGATGGGTCCGGAAAGCATCTTAAACTATAAAGAAGAAAGACCAAATGCTATTAAGGTTGCTATCAAAAGAGACCCTGTAGAAAGGTTTGTTTCTGCTTATACTTGGTATAATCACAAATATGGTGACATTAAAAAATCAATTATTAAAAAATCCATAGATGATACTATAGATAATCTTCCAGACGATATCCACTATTTACCACAATCTCATTTTTATGGAAATGATATATCTAAATACGATCACGTGATTTATCCACACGAACTTCAAAACTTGATAAAGGATATCACTTCTACAGATTTAGGTGTTTTACACAAAGGTCAAACTGGTTTTACATACGAAACGCTTACTGAAGAACAGATCGTTAAAGTTAAAGAATTGTACAAAATAGATTATGATAATGGATACTTCTAAACTTTGTCATTTCAAATATGACTATGATAAGAAAGATCTTTTGAATAGAATTCATAAATTATTACCCGAGATAGGTGTAAGACTTCAACGTAGTCATCCTACCAATAATGCTGGTGGTCAAGACTGTTGGCGCATTAGGGTACATGATAATCTAGATGATCCAGATTGTTTGCATATTTTTAATGTATGTAAACCTATTATTGATTTGTTTGGTTGTAAAGATTATCATATTAAGATTCAGCATTATACCAGTGAAAGTTTTCTAGGTTGGCATTACGATAGTCCTAAAGGTTCAGGCATCACCAAAGTAAATTTACTGCTTACTGATAAAAGAAAATTTGTTGATGCAGAAGGTTTAGAATATGAATTCGATACTGCCATAGTTAATGCTACTAAATTTGAACACATGTATGATAATAGAGGCAAACCTCCTAGAACATTTATCCGAATAGGTTTACAAGACGTTCAATATACAGATGCTGTACAAAAATTGAAAGAATTAAATTATGAAATTGCCAATAGCTGAAGATCGCTGGCTCAGTAAATACTGTACATTAGAAATACATAATGGATTAGCAGTAAAAACTTTTAATAAGAATTTTCCAAGTCATGTTAATGAGGAATGGTTGTTAGACTATAATCATTTCAGATCCCTTTGGAATAACACGCCTGTAGAAATATTTGAAATAACTGACAACCAAATTATTATGGAGTATATTCCAGGAGCAACTACTGCGATTGAATGGATATATAGACAAGGAACGAATCAATCTAGATTAGGTCAAGTTGCATCATGTTTATTTAGATTAAGCGCTGATATGTTTGACTTTTCTGAAAACCAAAATAAGTTATTTTATCATGAAGATTTAAATTTAACTAATTTCATGGTCTATGAAAATAAGATTACATTAGTTGACCCTGAAAGTTGGGTGTACGGAAAAACCATTAACTATAATGCGCTTATTCAACCGCATATAAATTTATCAAAAGTAGCTCATAAAATTTTAGAAAAAACAATCTCAAACACAAAGTTTTACTAATGAAATACACATACCCATTCAATTTTGATTTTGATTACGATCTTTTACTGAAGGACAGCGAAGCGCTTTCGAAACATCAAGTTCGGCATGCTAGAACTGGATTGGGAAAGGGATATAGACTCGCAAAGGAAGGTGAAGAGATTACACATTGGGCATGTAAAATTCATCTTTTACTGAATAAAAGTGTAGCCGATAATCCTAATAAAATTTCGATAGTAAATCAATGTGAAAAATTATTGAATGCAATAGGCAGTGAAGAGTATGATATTATTCTAGTTGAATATGATTCTGAATCTTGGTTAGACTGGCATATGGATAGTGGTCCCAGTCAAACTGAAGATTATGGTAGGATCAATGTAGTTGTTACTAATAATTGGAAGGATACTCCTATTATTTTTAAAGGTGATAACGGTGAGGATGTTCCATGCCCTGCTAAACTTCAAGTTGCTAATTCATATCGAATTGATCATAGGTATGATAATCGGGGAAGAAGTGATAAAAGAATCCTTCTGATAATGACGACTAAAGATTTAAATTATGATGAGGTTATTGATCGTGTTAAATGTTTGTGAATTTAAATACGAATTTGATAAACAGAAACTATTAAAAGAATATTACACTAGACTCAACAAAGGTTTAGGGTATCGTTATCTTGCTGGCGAAAAGTATGAAGATAGAATTGAAGATGAATCAATCGCCAATTATTCTAAAACAACCATAGTACGTCTTAAATCTGGATATGCTTATAACACTGTAAAAAAGTTTGTATCTCAATTTGGCAATAATGAATTCATATGCCACTTTATCGGATACGGAAAAGAAGATTTTGTTGAGTGGCATATTGATACCAGACCAAAAGAATATTGCGTTAATTCTTCTAGAGTAAATATTTTTCTTACAGGAAAATCTTATACCACATTTAAAGACGGTGATCATTGGTATGATCAAGCAGTTGTGAATGTTATGGGTGCTGAGCATAAGTATGATAATAGAGGATTGGGTGAAAGGGTTATGCTACAGATCGCAATAAAAGGTATATCACACGATGAGTTATGTAGAAACTTTTTATAAAAGACCTTCTATAGAATTGGATTACCTTTTTGATAAAGCATCAAAATATCCATCCAATAGGTTAAAAGATAACTATAAAAATTCCGATATAGATTATATTGCTGCTAGTATAATCTATGATCCAGATCCTATAGGATTTAGTCTACTTCAAGAGAAAGATATCTTTAATGGTATGGGAAGATGTCTAACCAGATTCTTTTTTCCGGCACCGCAGACAAAATCCCTTATGAATCAAAATTACAAATACAGCGATGGTCTCAGGCCAGAAGTGTATATGATGTTAGATCAGCAAATCAAATTTGGAAATAAATTGGGTATTTTTGATTTCTTTATGTCGCGAGAAGATAAAAAACCATTAATCTTAAAAAATATTTGTGAAGGTATGAATAAAAAAGGATACGAATGGAAGATTGATATTGAAAAACAATATATGGTTACTAAAAAATCTGCTCAGTGGATATGTTTTACAGGGAAAAATCTTTTAGTTTCTGTTTAACTTCATCAAATGATTTTTCGAATATCGATATTTTAAATATTATTCTATCTTTATCGCCGTTTACAACACCATGCATAATCGAAGTGTTCAATAGTGCTTGTTTGTATGTGTATTCACCGCTTTCAAATATTACAGGCGCACCATCGCCATTGAGTAAAAAGTTAACAGAACATTTTGTACCAGAGTCTATGTGCATAGGCAAAGTGGTGTTGGCCTTTAATCTATAAAATCTACCATCCACTTTTCCAGGAATTTTATATTTAAGTTTAAAATCTTCTACATAGAATTTCACTAAATCAGATTGTAAATCATCAAGTCTTATCACTCTCCAAAAATCCACTGATTTACCGCCACGTGCATAATCTCTTTCGTTTGACTTTACACGATTATATTCCTCGAGAAATAAGTTATAATCAAAATCTAGATTAGTATAATGTAACATCGTTAAGAGCAAACCTTAATAATTTTTTTCTACCATTTACTGTTCCGTCTCTACGATGACATAATCTTTTATTATCATAAATGATTAAATCTCCTGTTTCGTAGTGATGGGTTGTGATATATTTTTCTTGGTAGCAATGTTCGATTAGTTCTTTTTCTTTTACTGAATTGGTGTATGCTTCACTGAAAAAGAAGTACTCATCATTCTGAATAAGATCATAGACTGCCTTTTGTTTTTTAAAAAACCTTTCGGCTAATTTTGATTCAAACTTATATGGATGGTCTGGATTATTTTCATAAAATTTTCTTACACTATGCGTACACTGTTCTTGCTGTTTTAATTCTTCGGGTGCGTCTCTATACGCAGCAACCATATCACAAAATTGTATAGCACCTGCGTTGAAAGCTTCAACACAATAAATCGCAACATATTCATGAACATCTGGTAAATATGCTTTATCATGATGCCACGGCAAATTATTTTTTGCGGTCAGAGTTTCTTTGATAGTGGGTTCTTCTGTTGTAATTTCAACAACAAACGCCCCATCATCAATTTGTGGAACTGGAGTACCAAAATCTTTAATCCACTCTAATGGATCTCTACTATCATAGAAGTTTTTAATTATCTTTAGCATCTCTTTCAAACTCTGCTTTTTTCAATTTTATGATTAAATGTTTCATATCTTTAGTCCATACTTGATTATCTAGACCCTGTTTATCTAGAAACAAATATTTACCATAAATTTTATAGAATAAAAAATAATCATTTCCTACATCAAATATTTTATTGACATGCCTTTTCGTATTACCAAGTTTAAACTTATTTATTTTGTTAATCCAGATTTGTTTATTTTCATCAACTATAGCATCAGAAAGTAAACTTCCGTCATAGTAAATGCACCATTTAGACGTATCGTTAATACATTTTTTAGAATTAAAATATATTTCACTTTGCCAATCATGTGTAATAGTATTATGGCAGTCTAATAAAAAACTTACATCATTATTAGAATCACTCAAAAATAGTAATAGATTATCACCTTTTTTGTTTGTATCTACAAAACTTAAACTTTCAAAAAACTTTTCTTTGACACTGTCAAACACATCGTACATTGAATTCATTTTTAATTTTCTCTAATTCTGTATGTGAAAATAAATCTTCGTAATTCATTTCCCAAGGCATATGATTTGATTCAATATTAAAATCTTCCATAAACATTATTTTGCCTTCAACTTTTTCTAAACATTCTTTATGATAAAAAAAATGATCTAATAACATTTTTTCATAACAGAAATTTATATTTTCACATTTTTCTAAAAATTTTATTTCATCTTTTTCAGAATATTTTTGCCAAGAACTTCTCCCTTGATAGTGCACAATAACGCTCAGAAGGGCTCTGAATAAATCTTTTCTTTTTAACACAATGACTTCATCGTATTTGTAAAAATCTTTAAACCAATCATATAACCATTCATTTTGAAATAAATGAAAGGCATGTATTTTATATAAAACTTGAATGCCTTCCTTTCTTTTATTTTCTATAAACGCAACTTTTTCTTTGATCGTTAAATTACCCATATGTTTGATATAATAATCTTTTCGCCATTCTGGCGGATCTAAAAGAAACTCATTAAAACTTTCAAACTCAAATACATTATTATCTATTTTATTTATTTCATCGAAATATTTTGATATGTGTGTTGATCCATGTCGAGGATTACTTACTACGATTTTCATGATACTTTTGTATTTTTCATTAGGTGTAGGTGTAGGTCTGAATCAAATTTTAAAAGTATAACCATTATCATCATATTTTTTTGAGTAGAAAAAACGCAATGCCTTTTATGAGAATTAAAATACCATAGAGAACCGTTGTTGCATTTTATTACTTTATCATCATAAATCCATTTGAACCCATACTGATTTACATTTATAAATGCTGTCAATCTTATCTGGTCGTGATCAAATTCATTCCTCAGCATATCATAATGATCAGGAAAAAATCCCCCTTCATCCATCCTTAGGAAATGAGTTCTTAACACCCAAGGTTTTAATGGGTCTAATATCTTTTGTACTTCACTACATTTTTTCCATACTTCTGTCGGTACTGTGATATCTTTATCGCTTATTTTTTCTCCGGTGTTATCGTAGTGTTCTTTAAGACTGGTTAAATCTGGAATACCACTAAGACCTCCGTCAACACTGGTTACACTTAATCCCCATCTATTATTATTTGTTTTTGAAGGGTTGTACCTTTTCCAATCATTATCGAATTGCTTTAACTCCTCTAGCAATTTTCTTGAGTTAAATTTACATTTCAACTCTTGCCAGTCAGACATGCTAAGAAGTCTCATCAATGCTTTATCATTTTTTTCCATAAATTTTTCTCTTTTTATTCGTAAAAAAATTCGTTTTAAACAACATTTATGCTTTACTTCTTCGAATTTTTATGATATAATATATGTATAAAATGAAAAAGGAGCTAAAAATGAAATTCAGTGTTTATCAAATTCGTAAAGATCGTAAGACCGAAAAAGAAGCATTAGATGCTGTTGTTCTAGGTAAAGTTGATAAACTGTTTTTTCTGACAGCATACGAAGAAGTGTGTCAAATTGAAGCAGAAGATCTTAATGAAGTGTTTGAAATCGGTAACATTGGTCCGGAAGAAAAGATCACTCGTTTAGATCGTATGCATTCTATTTCTGTCGGTGATGTTATTGCCAACGTATATCAGGAATTGTTTGTTGTTAAAGGTTTTGGTTTCGAAAGATTAGGAGCATAAAATAATGAGAAATGAATATCCTTTTAAATATGGTGAACTGAAAGTTGCTGCTGAAGTCCTCGCTAAGATGATCAATGGTATGCCATCAATTGCTTCTAAAAACCCACATGTTGCTAGACAAGCAAAGATCGTAGAAGATTTGATCAAAGAGCAAGAAGAACGTGTTAATGAAAAAAATGTTCAAAAATGTGGATTTTTTGCTTTACTTTCAAAAAAAAGTATGATATAATATATGTATAAAATGAAAAAGGAGCTAATGATGATCAAATTTATAATTACTGCTACGATGGAAAATGGTGACCGTTGGGAAACCGTTCGTCACACTCGCGATGGACTTCGCGAAGTTATTCGTAATATCTGGAAAGATTCTAAGGTTATTGGTTTCTCTGTTGAGGAGAAGAAATATGCTTAAAGAACTTGTAAAAATCATCGTTGGTTCTGTTGTTGGTGCTTGCGTGATTGCTGCTGTAGCAATTATGCTTATTTGGTAAGGAGATTATATTATGGCACATTTAGTTGAAACTATGGCATATGCAGGTAAAGTTCCGTGGCACGGACTTGGTGTTCCTGTATCAAATGATCTGACTCCTGCTCAGATGATGCAAAAAGCAGGTTTGGATTGGAAAGTCCAGGAAGTCGATAACTTTATTGAGTTCAACGGCGAACGCAAGTTTACTGGTCAAAAGTCTCTCGTTCGTGAGACTGATGGAAAGATTCTTACTAATGTTGGTGAGAACTGGAATCCTGTTCAAAACGAAACTGCCTTTGAGTTTTTCTCAGAGTATGTAATGTCTGGTGATATGGAAATGCATACTGCCGGATCTCTGAAAGAAGGTAAAATGGTTTGGGCACTTGCTAAAGTGAAAAACTCATTTGAACTTTTCAAAGGTGATCAGGTTGACTCATATCTGTTGTTTTCTAACCCACATCAATATGGTAAGACTATCGATGTTCGTTTTACTCCTATTCGTGTAGTGTGTAATAACACTTTGAGTCTTTCTCTAGAGTCTCGTGCAGAACGGTCTGTTCGTATCGGTCACCGTGTTGAGTTTGATCCTTCAATGGTCAAAGAGCAACTTGGTATTGCTACAGAGAAACTAAATACATACAAAGAAATGGCAGCATTTCTTGGTTCAAAGCGTTATTCGCAAGATAATGTGATTGAATTTTTCAACTCAGTGTTTCCTCGTTCTGCTGATAAAAAAGTTCAGGGCAAAGCACTTTCGGTTGAAACTCTTTCACGGAATGCTCGTGGCGCATTTGACGTTCTTGAAATTCAACCAGGAGCAGAGTATGCTGAAGGAACTTGGTGGCAGGCATTTAATGCTGTGACTTTTGTCACTGATCACCTTCAGGGTCGTAACGAAGATAATCGTTTGTACTCAAACTGGTTTGGTGGGAACCAAATTCGTAAAGTAAATGCACTGCAAAAAGCAGTAGAATATGCGGAGGCAGCATAATGAAAAAAATCCTTGCAACAATCATGGTGATGGCAGCAACTCCTGCCGTTGCCGAGGTCACCGAAGACCATTATAAAACCATTCATAAGAAGGTTCCGTACACTGAGCAAATTTGTGAACTTGTGGACGTTCCTGTTTATGGTAATAATGGTTCAAATACTGAAGATGTTTTAACTGGTGCAATCATCGGTGGAATCATCGGTAATAATATCAAAGGCGAAAAAAACGGTGGGGCAGCAGGTGCTGTTCTCGGTGGATTACTTGGTGCTAAAAACAGAAGCAACCGTGTAGTTGGATATCGTCAAGAACAACAGTGTAAAAATATAACTAGATATGATGTTACTCAAGAACAAGTGTACTCACATAGCACTGTAGTTTTCAATCACAATGGTCGTCAATATATTTTGAGGTTTCAAAAATGAGAAGTGTAAGTAGAGATGTTCAGGCAATGAGTTTAGGTCTGGACGTTGTAAATCAAGAAATTGCTTTTTGGGAGAAGCAAAGGTCGGGTGATCGTTCTGTTAAGAATAGATTAAAACGATTATATGAGGCAAAAAAACATCTAATCGAAAATCCCGAAGAATCGCAAAAACTGATTGAAAGACTGTAAAATGAAAGCACATAAAACTGATATGCTTGCCGCATGGGCAAAAGAAAATGGCATTGAAGGTTATGAACATTATGACCCGAAATGGCGAGAAAAACATCGTATGCGTATGATGAAATCTCAGAGAAAGCAGGAAGATAAGAAAAGCAATTTTAAATAATTGCAATTTTTACTTAACCTACACTCTCAGTATTAAAAAGGAAAAAGACGGCTTCGGTCGTCTTTTTTTCTTTACAAAAGATTATAAATAGTATATGATTATGCTGTAAATAACAGTAGAGGAAAAAAAATGCGAAGTTTTCATAACCACTATTTAACAGAAGGTGCTTTAAAAGCAGAAGATTATGAAGCAGCAATCGTACTAGGATTTCATACGATTACTGGGCAAAAGTTTGACGTTGAAAAATCTGGTGTCGGGAAAAAAACTTATGATCTTTTGCAGAAAAATCCTCAAGTGATTAAAGCAGGTGAAAAAATTGCTAAAGCAGTTAAATCACATTTTAATTTAGGAAACGTCAAGTCAGAACAATATGGTAGAGCAAAATCAAAATTGACTTCCTTTTGGAAATCTTATGGTGCTACTGATACAACCCCAAAAACTGATATCTTAATCGGGGGCAAAAGGTTATCATTGAAAATAGGTATGGCACAGTTGATGTCTGGCGGTAAAGCAGAAAGTCTTGCTACATTTTATGCAGCAACAAAATCTGTATCAGAAAATATCAAAAAAGACCCGAACTATAAACTCACGGAAAATATCGTTAATGACTTTGTCACTTCAACTCTTGCTCCAAGTCAACTTCGTCCGTTAATTAAATCTGGAAAAAATGAAATTGTAAATAAAGGTGAAAAGGCGCATAAAGATGCTATGGCATCAATGCAAAAACTTTTTGCTAACAACAGAGATTTTAAAATTGCTTTCGCAAGAGAAGCAATGTCTGGGTTTGCTAAGTATGGTAAAGATTCAAACTCGGCAGCAGAGTTTATGTTGGTTGCTTCTCACGATGGAAGTTCAGTCAGTATTCATTCAGTATATGATGATGCGTACTGTGAAAAAATTGCAGATGCTATGAAAGTTCAAGTGAGATTTAAAACTTCTTCTAGGAAACTCAAAGGAGTGAAGACTGGTGAATATAATTTTTGGTCAGTTATATCACTCATCGTAAATGCTATGTCTGAAGATGCGCAACTTAATGGAAATCAATTGAATGAGTTTGCCTTTTTGAAAAAAATTAAAGCAGGGGTTGCAGGGGTTGCAAAAAAAGTTATAACAAAAATAAAAGGAAACTTTTTGCTTTTCTTGAAATTCCTATATCCTAAAAAACCAGAAGTTGTTGTTTCACGAAAGGTGAACTTTAAATGAGATTTTCTGATTTTATCACAGAACAAAAAAATACTCACATGACACATATCGAGGATAAAGTTCTTTATGGTGGCGTCAAAGGAACTCGTGATGCTATCATGGCATTACGGTCAATGAGAGATATGTTGGGGGGAAAAAAAGATGGAAATGTATCTGTTAAATGGGATGGCGCTCCTGCTATCTTTGCTGGCATTGATCCTCGCGATGGTCGATTCTTCGTGGCGAAAAAGGGGATCTTTAACAAATCTCCCAAAGTATACAAGAATGATGCTGATATTGATGCTGATACTTCTGGCGACCTCAATACAAAACTTAAACTCGCTCTACAATACTTACCTGATCTGGGGATTACAGGCGTGATTCAAGGGGACTTTTTGTTTTCTTCAGCAGACGTAAAAACTCAAAAAATTAAAGGGAGCACATATGTTACGTTTCATCCGAATACAATATTATATGCTGTACCTGCAAATACTGATATGGCGAAGGAAGTCAAATCTGCAAAAATCGGCATCGTATGGCACACCACGTATTCGGGCAAAACATTTGAATCTTTAAAAGCATCATTCAGTGGTGTTGATGTGAGCAAATTTAAAAAATCAAAAAACGTATGGAGTCAAGACGCGATGCTTCGTGATATGACTTCTTTGACAATGACTAAGAAAGATACGGATGAAGTCAATGGATACCTTTCCCAAGCAGGAAAAATTTTCAATCAAATCTCAGGAACAACTCTCAGACAACTTGAAGCGAACCAATCCCTTGCTCAACAAATTGAAACTTTTAATAACACCTATGTTAGAAAAGGTCAAGTCATTGGGAATACTCGTTTACACACCAATAAACTCATATCTTATATCAAAGGAAAATACCGCACCGAAATATCTAAGCGGAAAACATCGGCAGGAAAAGCAACCCAACAAAAAAAATTAGACGATATCTTGGAATTCTTTTCCGACACTAATAAAAAATCCCTTGAAAAAATGTTTGAGTTACAAAAAGTGATTGTTCTCGCGAAACTCAAACTTATAAATACTCTTAATAAATTATCAAAAGTGAATACCTTTCTTAAAACTACAAAAGGTTACAAGGTAACAGGTGAGGAAGGTTATGTCGCTATTGATAAACTTGGTGGTGATGCAGTGAAAATTGTTGATCGTATGGAATTTTCATATGCCAACTTTTCACCCGATATATTAAAGGGATGGGATAAACCAGGAAGGAACTGATGATGACCGCAATGTCATTTAAGAACATGTTATCTGAAGGACTATTAGAGTCTGAAGATGAGTATATCTCCCAACAACGTCGTAGGCATAGAAGAACATACGACGAATCTTCTGAAACCGATGAACAACTGAGTATCTCTCAGAGACTGGCGAAAAAACGTCAGATGAAACGTCTTGCGCCAAAAATTAAAATTGGTCGCGAGAGAGCAAAGAAAAGATTTGCAAGTAGAGATAAACTCCAGAAACGTGCAGACAGACAGGCGAGAGTACAAATCTTCAAGAGGTTTTCAAAAGGCGCTGGTAAAAAAGACCTTTCCTATCAGAGGAGAGGAGACATTGAAAAAAGAATGAGCACTCCTCAGTGGAAACAAAGAATTAAAAAGATCGCGAAGCGTTTGTTTAAAGATGTTCGCAAAGCAGAAATTGAAAGAAAACGTGGTAAGAAAAAAGACTAATGATCAATTCATTTAAATCATTTTTGGTTGAAGAAGAAAAGACCCTTTATTTTGTATGGGGTCGAATGAACCCACCTACTGCTGGGCACGAAAAACTTCTAGACTTTTTGAAAGCAAAAGCAGGTAATAATCCCTTTAGAATCTACCTGACTCAATCAGAAGATAAAAATAAAAATCCTATTCCTTATGAACAAAAAATTAAATTTGCTCGTAAAGGGTTTCCTCGTTATGCTCGTCAAATTATGATGGACAAAAAACTTAAAACTCTTTTTGATGCTATGTCTTCTTTTTATGATGAAGGATTCAGAAGAGTTGTGATTGTTGCTGGATCTGATAGAGTCAGAGAATATGAAATCACGTTGAACAAGTATAACGGCAAAAAAGGTCGGCACGGTTTTTATAACTTTGAAAAGATTCAGGTTTTGAGTGCTGGTAAAAGAGATCCTGATTCAAAGGGTATTGAAGGTGTATCTGGTACTAAATTAAGGGGATATGCTGAGTCAGGTGACTTTACTAAATTTGCTCAGTATATGCCTAAGAAACTTTCAAATCCTGATTCGAAAGCAGTATATAATGCGGTTCGTAAAGGATTAGGATTAAAAGAACAAAAAGAATTTAAAAATCATTTACAGTTAGAACCTATTTCAGAAACAAGAGAAGCATATATTTCAGGGAATCTTTTTGAAATAGGCGACCAAGTCGTAATTAAAGATAAAGATCAAGTTGCAGAAATTACTCAACTCGGAACCAATTATGTAATCGTAGAGGCAAATGGTATGAAATTTCGAAAATGGTTGGAAGATGTAGAACTTCTAGAAAAAGACACACACAAAACCAAAGACGGAAAAACTGCTAAAAAAGGTTTGTGGTACAATATCAATCAGAAAAGAAAACGTGGAGAAAAACCTGCAAAGCCAGGTGATAAAGATTATCCTAAAACTTTAGATATTGAGCAAACAAACCCTGTCGATATCGCTAAACAAAGAGTTCAGCAGCAAAAATCACAACAGGCAAAACGCCATGATGCTATGATGGATCGTGCGCGACTTCGTGATGCAAAACAAAAGAATAAGGAAACAAAGTAATGAAAAACTTTGATGATATTCGAGAAGCAGCAACTTCTCCTAGGATTGTAGAATTAAATATCGGTGCGGCGAAAGATGCAATGAAAGATGCGAAAAAATATTTGAATATTGCAAAGGGAAAGCATGCTGACCAAGGAACGAAACGAAAAGTCAATGCTTCAATGAAGCATCTAGAACAAGCGATGAAGGGACTGTAAAATGCCATTAAAGGTATCAGATGGAATTAAAAAATGGATCGAGGATTTTGTTGGTTCCAAAGATTCGAAATTCGAAGGCGATTCAGAAAAGAAACGTCGTGAAAGAGCAATCGCTGCTTATATGGATGCAAAACGTGGTTCAAAAGAATCCGTTGATGAAAAAATGGATAGTGCTTCATTAGCAAAAGCAGTTGCGGCATTTAAAAAGAAAGGTGGCAAAATTAAAAAAGTTGCTCCTGGTAAAGCGCAGGGATATCACGGTAAGGATGATCCTGGTAAGGATGTTGCAGGAAATATCGACAGGGGTGATACGAAAAGATTTGGAACTCGTAAGAAGGTGAGGTCTATTGGCGCTAGTACGCAAAGCGAAGAAATGACGTTTCAGGTTGATGTAGAGGGTCTCCCTAAAATGTACATTGATGGAAATTCACCGAGCGAAGTAAAAATGCATCTTCGTAAATTATTCAAGCAACCTTCAATGGTTAAGAAGGTAAAAAGAATCACTACAGCAAATCTTAGAAAAACTTTCCGTCAAAAGTCTCAAGGTAAAGAAGCTGATACAGAAATAGATGATGTAAAAAAAGAAGAGATGAAACTTGATTGGGGCACTACTGCTGGTCGTGATTGGGCAGTAAAAATGACTCCTGGTCAAAAGGGGAAGAAAGATTAATGGAAAATTTCAAAAGGCATCGCGAAGAAGTTATTGATCAAATCTGTGAATCTTGTGATATCTATGAAGATCTCGAATTAGAAGAAGCGACTTATCAAGGAAAAAAAGTCACTCTGAATAACCCAAGTCGATCAGGTGACGGAAAGAAAAAATTTTATGTCTACGTTCGCAATGACAAAGGCAATATCGTCAAAGTCGGGTTCGGGGATCCAAACATGGAAATCAAAAGAGATGATCCGGCAAGACGAAAATCATTTAGAGCAAGGCATGGTTGCGATAATCCCGGACCAAAATGGAAAGCAAAATACTGGTCTTGCTATCAATGGCGTGCTGGAGCAAAAGTGGATAACTGATGATTATACCTGATATTGAAAATATCACCAAGGGTATTGGTATTGTAACAGCATCGCTTGCAATGATTGGCGGCGGTTACAGTGTATGGGATAAATTTGAAAGCAAGGAAATACTTACTTGGGCGCCAGAGCATTTTAACATAGCACCATACGAAGGTGATTACAAAGTTACTGTGGCAAGAGAGAAACACAGAGACGACTGCACAGTCACAGACTTTACTCTGACTGTTAGAGACAGCGAATACATTATTCATCAAGCATCAAGTAGTATTGGCAAATTTATGGGACCAGCAAGTGATACTGTCGATACGTTTGCTTTTAAAATGGCAATTGAATCTACAGAAAAAGTAGCAAAAGGAACAGCTACACTCATCGCATATATTGATTATGATTGTCCAGAAGGTCATATTGCTGTAACTTATCCGGATCATGAAAACTTAAAATTTGAGATTAAATAGAGGATTAAATGGCTGACACTACAGATCAAAGATTAGAAAGAATCGAGAGTAAACTTGATCAGTTAACTGACGCAATGATCTCGTTGGCTAGAGCTGAAGAAAAGATTGCTTCTCTGGCAGAACAGCAGACAAATCAAACAAAGAGATTAAATAGACTTTCTGTAAAGATAGATGATGTTGTAAAGAAGGTAGATGATAACGCCCATACTGTGGGTATTATAAATAAATTAGTATATGCGGCTGTAGTCGCAGCCGTTGGGACATTTGTGGCCCAAATGTGGATGTAAGGAGAAAAAACAATGTTTGGTAAAAATCCATTCAATGAGTATCGGGCCACTCAAAAAACGCTCGAAGAAAAGACAATGACTTCCGCTGAACGTGCGAAAGAAATGCAAAAGCAAGCTGATGCAGCAAAGAAAAAAGCATCTGCTCAAGCGGCAAAAGCAGGTATCAGGACTGAGGGAATGGAAGGTATGGTTTGCAAAAGTTGCGGCGATAAATACGGACAACCCACAAATGAAAAATGTATGTATGATTCAAAGGACCCAGAAGGTAAAAATTGGATGAAATCGGAAACGAAAAATGAAGCAACGGATCCTGTAAATAAAAAAGAATTAAAAGGCAAGCACAAAGATCGTAAAGATAAAGACATCGATAATGATGGTGATGTAGATTCTTCAGATAAATTTTTGCATCGTCGCCGTAAAGCGATTTCGAAATCTAATAAAGAAAGTGACGTGGAGGTTAATCCTAAAATGGATAAAGAACAAAAAGAATCTCGTATTCGTTCTGCCCTAAAATCAATCCTAGAAGGTGACCGTGCGAAACATTATAAAGGTGCTACAAAACCTGAAGGCATGCATGATAAAACTTCTCCTGGCGGAAAAGAAATGATGAACCAACCAAAAAAGGTTGACGATACAGAAGAAAAGGGTCATATTGATGCCGTGAAAGCTGGACAAGTAACAAAAACAGCAAAAGCACGTTCTGGTGGAGATAACATCAGTAAAGGCGATAAGAAGATCGTACAAGGTGGAACTCCAGTAAAAGGCAGCAATGTTAAAAAGACTATGGAAGCATATGCTTCAATGTTTGAAAAAAAAATTGAAGATCACGAAGAAATCGGCGAAGACGTTGATAAGGCGGTCTCTACACTGAAAAAGAAAACCAGAGATGGTAATTGGCACAACAAAAACGGAAAAGTTGCACACCCATATCTGAAACACGATACAGTTCGTAAGAAGTTGGATAAACATGGTATGAATAAGGTTCCACACCATACTCCACCTGCAGGTTCAGCACCATAAGATAAAGGAATATTATAATGGCAATTAAACCACCCGCATGGGCAAAACAGGCAGTTCCTACAACCAGAGGTTGGCAGAATCCTTCAACAGGTGAAATTTTAGTCGGTGGAAGCATTTCAGAAGCAGCGATTGCTGCATGGCATGAAGAAATGAATCCAAAACCAGCACCGAAACCAAAAAGAGCACCAAGAGTTTTGCGTGAATCTCCTGTAACGGAAGAAGAAGCCACTGAAGAACTTTTTGAAGACGCAGAGGAAGCAGAAGAAGAAGAGTGATTATACATACTTTGCTATGAAAAATCTAAATGAAAACACTTTTCTGCTTTATGCGGCGAAACATTATTATAACCCAACGTTCTCTGATATTGAAGAATTTCATGAGGACTTAAAAAGGTTTAAATATTTGAAACGATTGGTCAATCGCTATCTAGATAATGATATTTTATCTGAGCGATTGATCTTAAATCATCTAATTGTTATTTTTAATGTTTTTGGAATCGAACCAGCATTAAATATGTTGAATGTAAAACTAGAAGAAAGGCATTGGCCAGTAGTTAAACCGTTTTTGATATTCCTGAAATATATTACGAATGATCAATACACTGGAATTTCAATGGACGATAGAGTTATAGAAACGCTGAGGGAAATATAATGGGACTTGTTAAAAGAGCAGCAGACCTTGCATATGCGTTTCGAATGATTCGTATGTTGGTTCTTAAATGGGAAGAATGGGATGCTTATAAACTTGGTATCATCGATGAAAAAGGTAAACGAGATAAGACCGTAAAACTTGATAACGATGAAAAGAAGTCTGCATACACACCATTCATTAGATTATGCGCAAATATTAAAAGATTGATTACCAAAGTTCCTGGCGGTAGTACAAGACTCGGTTCTTTTGCTGCAGGATTATTTCTTATTAAAGAAAAATATGGTTTAGATGATACGAAACTTGAAAAGATTCTAGAAAAAATTGGTTATGAAAAAATAGATTTCTTAGCAGAAAATTCTCAATGGTTTGTTTTAGAAGATAAAAAAGTATCTCCTGGAATTTATAGAGTTTATAATTCTAAGATTCTTAATTCTACATATGAAGAACTTTGTTATGCTAAAGATAAAATCAGAGTAAATGAAGATTGTTATCCTATTGGTGATGTGTTTGGTCTTGACGTATATGAGGCAGTCCACTTAAATACAAATCAAAAAGTTTATTTTACAATCAGCGAGATTTACAAATGAAAGAACTAGCATTTTTCCACGGGACTCGTTCCACGAAAAGAATTACTATTAAAAAGAAAAAAACTTCTTCTGATCTTTCTGTAGCTCAAAAAATCGCGCAAAGAAGAAAAACAGGTAATTGGTCATCTTCAAACAATGAAGATACTACAACTGCTGCTATTCCAAATCCTGCTCAAACTTCTCAAGGTCCGACATCAAAGTTTTTTGATAGACGTTCTAAGAAAAAGGTGAAATATCTAAAACAATTTAGGGATTATTTCAAAGAAAGAGGCATTGAATAATGTCGAGTATTAACAGAGATATTGCAAGAATTCTAGGCAGAACAGAATCCAGAAATCCAACAAATGCCGCATTAACATCTGTGGCAGATGGAACTGGATTAGTTGTCTATGCAACACCAGATTTACTTCCAACATCAGGATTAACAGTTGGTGATCAGGCATTTGTAACTAGCAATAATCGAATCTATATTTCAAATGGTTCTGGTTGGTACAACGTTGCGTTGATCAATTCCACGCCGACATTCACGACTGGTCCAGATGCAACTTATTCTTTGTCTAATGACCTAACTCCTACAGTCATTACTCTTCTTGCACAAGATAGTGATGGACAGGTAGTAACATATTCTGCTACTGATAGTGGAATGGACGGTATCGCAACACTGAGTCAAGATTCAAGTGTGTTTACTATTACACCATTAACAGATAGCGCTGGTGGTAATATCGGCACATTCACAATCACATTCCAAGCGACAGATGGTATTGGTATTGCAAGTGAGTTATCAACATTTACATTATCATTTGGCCCGAATTGGACTTCACCAACTGAAACAAAGTTGGTTGCATCAGATGCACAAGCCTATGATAGGTTTGGTGAAAAAGTATCACTAAGTGCTGACGGTAATTATGCAATTGTGTCAACGATAAGCGCAGCAGGTGGTGCCTCTGAACAATATGGTGGTGCCGGCGCCGTGTATATCTATGCAAGATCAGGATCTACTTGGACTCAGCAAGCTATATTAGTATCTCCTGATCCGTACACTGGTGATAACTTTGGCCAAGATGTAGCATTAAACTCAGACGGTACGTATGCTATTATTGGCGCTGTTGGTGATGATCAAGCTACCACATATATCGGCGCAACGTATATCTTTACAAGATCTGGATCCACTTGGACTCAGCAAGCCAAAATAACACCATCTGATGGGCAAACAAATGATTCTTTTGGTTATTCAGTATCAATAAGTTCAGATGGTACTTACGCTATTGCTAGCTCGCGGAATGAAGCCGGTGGTTCAGGTGATCCACTATCTAATGCTGGTGCAGCTTATATCTTTAGTAGATCTGGTTCGACTTGGACACAACAAGCAAAAATAACAGCATCAGATGCGCAGGCAACTGATTATTTTGGCCAAAGTGTATCAATAAATTCAGACGGTACATATGTCATTGTTGGTTCATATACAGAAGATGGTGGTTCAGGTGATCCACTATCTAATGCTGGTGCCGCTTATATCTATACAAGATCTGGATCTACTTGGACACAACAGCAAAAGTTAACTGCATCAGATGCAGCTGCTAATAGTAATTTCGGAATCAATGTCATACTAAATTCAGATGCAACATATGCTGTGGTCGGTTCGAGTGGGTTTGATTCTCCGTCCACAAACAGTGGTCAAGTTTATATCTTTACTCGATCTGGTTCAACTTGGACAGAACAACAAAAAATACAATCATCAGATATAGGGCAATATGATTATTTTGGGTGGAGTGTATCAATAAATTCAGACGGTACATATGTCATTGTTGGCGCAGAAAGAGAAAGAGGTGGTGATGGTTCTCCAACGATAAACGCTGGTGCGGCTTATATTTTTGAAAGATCAGGTTCTACTTGGACTGAAGTGAAAAAATTAACTGCATCAGATGCACAAGCAAATGATTATTTTGGTTCTTCAGTATCAATAAGTTCAGATGCATCTTATGCTATTGTTGGTGCAAATGAAGAAGCTGGTGGTGCCGGTGATCCATTAGCTGCTGCTGGCGCCGCATATATCTATGAATCATAAGGTTAATAAAGAAAAAAATAATGGCTAGAGTACAACCCTTAGAGGATAGTAATTAAATGGGTAGAAGTAGAGACATCGCAGACTTTCTTGGTAAGACTGAGTTATCAAATGCAAATAATAATCGGTTATTAGATACCACATTTAATGCAGGACTAGATTCTGGTGCAGTATTAAGCATAGTTGATACAGGACTAGATTCTGCTGCAGTAATAAATCTAGTTGGTACTGGACTTACTGTCTATGATACACCCAACCTTTTACCGACATCTGGATTAACAGCCGGTGATCAGGCATTTGTAACTAGCAATAATCGAATTTATATCTCTAATGGTTCTGGTTGGTATAATGTCGCGACCATTAATAGTACGCCAACTTTCAGCACCGCTCCGCAATCAGGTTATTCTCTAGCAACTGACTTGACTCCTACGATTATTACACTAGTTGCTGAAGATAGCGACGGCACCGTAATTACATATTCAGCCACTGATAGCGGTATGGATGGGATTGCTACGCTCAGTCAAGATTCTAGTGTGTTTACTATTACTCCTTTGCATGATTCTGCTGGTGGTGGTTCAGGTTCTTTCTCGATCACTTTTCAAGCCACAGACGGTATTGGTATTGCAAGTGAGTTATCTACGTTTAGTTTGTTTTTTGGTCCTAATTACGATTTACTTAGTACTCCCACTGTAGATATTAGCTATGGTGTCATCGGTTTCAGTACAAATTCATACTATACCCCAGGAATATTTGCCTACAATAATGTTTCGGCTGATTATACCGGAGAGTATTTCATAGTAGGTGACCACTATCAACCGAATCAGTCCGCTGAAGGTCAATACGGTATATTTAAACGTACTGGTAACACTATTACTTTAGAGACACAGGTAACTGGTGCCTCTTACGGAAATGGCAACTATAGTTATTTTGGCAGATACGTTGGTATGAACAATGATGGAAATGTTGCTCTTATATTCAACGGTGGTGGCAACCTTGGTTACCAAGGATGGATTACAACCAGAACTGGTAGCACTTGGTCAGGACTATCGAATGTAATATCACCAAATTTTATAGGGGCGGGTAAGGGATTTGCGCATGACGGTAATATAGATAGAATAATATTACAAGACCCCTATGTAAACAATAACCAAGGACAAGCGCATATTTACACAAGATCAGGTACAAGTTTTTCTTTCGAACAAACTATAACTAGTCCTACTCCTGTTAACAATTCCTATTTTTCCTTTGATATTGAAATGAACGAAACAGGTGATCTTGTAGCAATAGCTGAGATATACGGAAATAATTATGGAAGCATTGATATTTTTGAAAGATCTGGTACTACTTGGACTAGTACGGCAACGTTGACTACTGGTAATACATCGAATTTTAATGGAATAGTGGCAGTGCAAATGGCAAAAGATGCGTCCGTTATAATAGGATTAGCAGGTCAAGAAAATTCCAATGACGGCGCTGTTTATGTTTGGTACAGAAACGGAGCATCTTGGACGAATAGAACAACTTATGATCAAAAAATTATTTCGCCGGAATCTCCGTCTGGCGCGTCGGGTGGTTTGGGTTGGTCACGAGGAACTATAAGTCCTGACGGAAATTACTTTTGGCTTCACAAGGGTAGGGAAAATTTATCAAATCTAGGTATCTCTCTTACCACTATGTATAAAAATGATGGAAATTCTTTTAATTTGCTATCACCTAGTGTAGATATATACTGGTCTGGATTGAATGGAAGATCTTCCGTGTGTCCAATAGTATACTCTAAAGATGGTTATTCACTTTTTTATAATGATGGGGCTAGTAAAGTGCGCATTTATGATGGTTAAAGTTTATCTCCTCATTATTGTTCTTGGTATTCTCGGCGGTGTAGGATATAGCGCAAAGTATTATTACGATACTACACAGAATACAATTGCAACTCTCAGAGAAAATA